CATCGGTCGGACTCGCCAACAAATACCAGCCGGTGGTAAGCCTTGGGGTATCGACGACGGTGCTGATAAGACCGGCGATTTTGTTGGGAACCAGCAGACGGGCTGCGGCATCCGGGTCGTACTGAGCGCCAGCAGTGACACGCGCCAGACCACCCATAGAAACAGGGCAAAGCAGGATAGACGGACGGATGTTCAAATAATCGTTGCTGTTGATGTCCATCTGCTGCGCCATGGCTACGCGGCCAGCGTCAACAGTAGCAACACTGATTGCTGCGCCGGAGGTCTGGATGTTGCCGTGAGCCGCCGAGAGCAGGGCGTTGCCGTCGCTCATGGTCGGATTGGCAAGCAGCTTGGCGTATACGGCAGCTTCTACGGTACGAGCGGCTGCGCGGCCCAGAGCGGCACTCTGAGATGCAATCCAATCGAAATCATCATTCACGATCACTTCTGGCGTGATTGAGATGATGTTTCCGTACCGGCTGGCCTGTACGCTTTCTGCCGTGGCATCGCTGATCGGCATATTGGTCAGTTCGCCAGCTTCGTTTACTGCCGACAGATTAGCCAGAGTACCGGTACGCAGACGTTTCCAAGCGCGAAAATCACTGACTGACCCAACACGGCAAATCTGACGCCAAGTGTCAGGTGCAGTGCCATAAGCGTTCAGAATGATTTTGTGCATGGTGTTCTCAAGCAACACCGGGAAGTCAGAGGTGGTCTGGCCTTGACGCAGGGCTACAGTTGCCATGCCGTCATAACTCATCCCACGCACGTTTTCACCGGAGCGTTCCAGAGAGATACGAGCCATATCGGTGAGCCGCATACCACGGAACTCATTTCCCGCAATGTCGGCGTGTTTGATAAGACCAGCACGAGCGAGAAGGGCTTCTTCAGCACCACGGAGTGCTTTTTCGTTGCCGGTTTCGCCCATTGAGATATGGGAACTGGTTGCGGTTGCGTCCACTTTTGAACTCCATGCTCTGAGTACATCGGCCTTGGCTTCGTCCAGGGACTTGCCAGATTCGATTAGTTTATCGGCTACAGATTCTTCGAGTTTAGCCATACGAACGGTTTCACGGATACCCGCGATACGCGCACGTTCAGCCTTGATTACTGCACTACGAATTTCTTCGACATTCGGAGTGACTTCGGTTTCTTCGGATACCGGCACTACTTCTTCTTCCGGTACTTGGTTTTCGGGATCGGTCATAGCCGGACTCCTATAGGTTATTAAAACTGGATGTAGTTCTTCTGAACTACGAACTTGTGCCTGTGCATCTGCCGGTACTGCTACCAGAGATACTTCAAGCGGCGACCACGAGACTGCCCTATATGTAGGCATAGTGCCGTCTGTCGGTTTGGTTACTTCATATTCGTGGACTTCGTAGCCAACGGATATATTGCGAAGAATACCATTTTTCACATCGCTTACGATAGGTTGAACGTCCTCTCTATCCGAGAAACGAACTTTCGCATGGCCCTTGCCGTTCTCAATCCATGCCCGTTCTACCACCCCAATAACTGAGTTTATTTGGGAGTAGTGATCGGCCAGCAACGGCGCACCTAAGTTTAAGCGTTCCAGATTGACGTCTGCGGGATTCATCGAAAGTTCTTCGATGTATGGCCCCTCAAAATAATCGTACCGTCGGACTTGTGATCCAGTAGACCATATAATTTCAACGGAACTATCAGCTTCGTCAAAACTTTGAGGCTGCATTGCAGCCCTTACAGACATCATCGGAATTTGCATTTTCTTATCCATTACTGCTCACTCCGGTATTACTAATATCATTACGAACATCACTATCTACCAGAACACCCGCAACGTCCAATTTGGCTAGATACTCTTGCTGTTCTTCTAGAACTAAGTCTGGGTCGTACCCTTGCTGTCTTATAGCTTCTGGTAGCGACATAAACCCTGCTCTCACAGCGGTCAGAAGTGCTTTATTTTCCTTGCTAGGATCAACTACCGTTCTGATTGGCGGCGTCCACTCGGCAGTTATATCATCCGTAACCATGCCCTGCATAGTCAAAGCGTCCTTAAACCACTGGAATACGCCATCGCAAAATCGCGGGATAAATAGGTTCCATTGCCAAGCGTCGATATTCCTACCCATCTCATGAGCGCCCATTCTGGCCGATGAGAAATTGACTTCAGACAAATTGCCCGTCAGAGCCTCATAAGAAATCCCAAGCCCAGCAGCTACGCGCCGTAAGCAACTATCCCGGTAAGCTGGATCTTCTCCAGTAGGTGGTGGCGCTGAGAACTCAATGCTCCTTCCGGGCTTGAGCATATACATCGTGCCGGGTTGAAGGTCTGGCAACTCATCGGCCAATTCTTCATCCATCGCGGCTGGATCGTCAGTAGTTATGAATCCCGCGAACAGGTTAGCCAACTGTTGCCTTTTCAAATACGCATCTTCGTATATTCCGAGTTCGCGTAATGCGATTACTACAGGCGCGAACCACGATACCCCGCGTTCTTGGCCCGGTCTATCTTTTCTGAATAGATGGATTATTTCTCTTGCATCTACTCTAGTAAATTGTTCTGGCGATAAGTTGATTATCTCTGAACCGGGATGCACTTTGTAAAGATAATATGCTACTCGTCTACCTATAGCGTCATATTCTATGCCTCTTACAATCTGATTTTGTGTACCAACTGCAAGATTTATTATAGAGCCATCTGCTATAAAGTCAGGTTCAAGAACTTGAATTTGAAACGGCAATGGTAAATTATCTTCTGGTCTGCGCGGTCTGAGTCTGATAAGACATTCACCGGATTCAGCCAATGACCTAAATGCCATTTGCTGTAGGCCGTAAAAGTTGTTTATACCATCTGCATCACAAGCTGTTGTTTCAGCCCATGCCATCCACTTTTGCTGTACTTGTTTTGCTCGTAGTTTAGACTTAGAATTTATCTTGGCTCTTATACCAAAACCAATCGTATTGTTAACAATCGTGGCTAGACCTTTATTGGCCCAAGGGTTGTTGCGTACAAGATCACGCGCCCTATTCCGAATGGTGGCCGGTTGCTGGATAGCTGTGGTTGCGTCTGATGACGGAGCAAACCATGACGAAAGTCTTGTGGCTTTAGAACCAGCATCATATTTTCTGGTGTTGCTCATAGTCCAGACCCCGTTACAGGATTCCATGCCCGTCCACGGGCTTGTGGTGGTACTTCCACCCCTAACTCGGCTTTCATCTGGTCGCGTAGGCTCAAAAGATCGGCCATTTTTTGATAAATAATCACCCGACCGTCAAATTCTACACGCAGAGCGCCAGTGGCGATTGCCGTTTCTACTGCCGCTAATTGAGTCGTTGTAAATGCCATAATGCCAGTATGCCTCGCTTATTTGGACAAATTAAGACCCATTCTGTCACAAATAGGTAGATTTTTTTGAAAATAGTCGTCTGACTTGCCTGTCGGAGATTCCTACTTCCTGTGCAATGTCACTTGGCCTAGCGCCTGTGGCTGAGAGTTTAGCGATAGTCTCATCGCGCCTCATCCTAGATTGTTTCGCGACGTATACCTTGCTCCCGCCCCAATCATAGCGCCAAATGTCTATTGTCTTATGGATACGCACTATCAAGTCGTCACCATCAAGACAACACATCGCCTTTTCTATGCGTTTCTCAAGATCGTCTATTGCGTCAGCCATTTGTTCTTCTGATTAGGTCTTTGAAGATTCTATCGTTTGCCATAGCCCTATCTAGCTGTTTATTGAAAGTGTATTGACCTTCATTTCTGACTACTTCTTCTGCTATTGCTGGCAAGTCTATCATCCGCTTATACGTCACATTCTTAACAAATATAAAGACAGGGATAACAGCATTGCCCGCTGCAAATCCGACTTTTTTCCATATTCCAGCCGGAAGGTGTTGCTTCTTTGTATCACCTTCCTTACTTTTACCCATATATGATTTTGGGCCTCTTGATACTATAAATTCTACTTTTGGCCCCGATTTTATTTTGTTACTTAATCTTGTTTCAAATGCTTTCCTGCTTTTAGCAGTCATATTAGCTTTATAACCTTGCTCTCCGAAAGCGTCAAAATAAGCCAACAATTGTATTATGAAACTTCTTTTAGGATTGTCGTACATATCCATCGGGCATCCTTCCGCTGGAATCATTATCTCATCTT